CCGCCATTATTTGTGGAATCGACCCCCAAAGCGGTCGATTTTTTGTTGGCACAAAGGGTGTGTTCAATGTGACTCCCAAATTGAACTTTACCAATTCAGATATTGATGCGAACCATCCCGTAGAGGGATTGAACTTAAAACTTAAACTTGCGCTAAAGCATTTTTCCAAACTTGGTATTCGTGGTGTGCTGCAAGGCGACATGATGTTCGATGGGGAATCAAAACAGCGGGAACTCATTGACGGCAAGAGTTACCTTACCTTTCAGCCGAACACAATCAAATACGCCGTGGATCCAAAAAGTGATTTGGGAACACGCATGGCAGCAGCAAAGATTGGCATTGTGTTCCATACCGCATACGAGGGCGAATCAATCGCCACCATGACTGCACGATTCAATCCCGATATTAGTTACATGAAAAAAGTAAAGGATGTTTGGTTTGATAACGCCACAATGAAGTTTGCAAACGGATCAGGACTATTCTCCCCATCGGAACGCAGCACAATTGAAAACTCTATTGCTAGTCTTACCAAGACTGCTGCTGACTTGCGTGTTGTCTTGAACGGCATTGGCAAGAACGAGGGAGTAAAGATAGAAATCAAGACCTACATCAACGGATTGGTGCGTGGAGGAGTTGCTACTTCTCATGCTGATGTGAATCAACTCCTGCAATTCATGCTTGACCGCGCACAAGGCAAACGCAAAGTAGCAAGCACAAAAACTACTCCATCTATTGATTGGGTTCGCAACAACAGAAACCAACTTGCTCGTGTTTTTGCACTACATAATGCACTGGCTCAGTTGAAACTCACAATTGTTCAGAAGATGGCTTCCATGCAAACAGGCGTAGGAACCTTTATCAAGGACAAGAGCGGATATCGAGTTACTACTCCTGAAGGATTTGTTGCAATCGACCGCTTGAGCAACAATGCAGTTAAATTGGTAGACCGATTGGATTTTTCACGCAGCAATCTGACCACAGAAAAGACTTGGAATAAACCTTGACTGGCAGTTGGTGTCTGGTGTAACAATAAAGAGGTGATCACAGTGGAAAAAAAAGTTCGGGATATTGTTAAACCCAAGACTAAAGGCAAGTCTATCGTTGTTGCCTTTGGTCGCTTTCAACCCCCCACATCAGGTCACCAACTGCTAGTCGATAAGGTCATTAGCACGGCAAAGAGTTTGGGCGCAGAGTACGCTATGTTCAGCAGTCGCACAAACGACCCCAAGAAGAACCCACTCACCCCCCGACAGAAATTCAAGTACCTGAAGCGGTTCTTTCCTGACGCAAACTTCAAGGACTTGAATACAATCAAGAACCCTGTGGAGATGCTGTACTGGCTTGCCGAAAAGGGATACGATCATGTACACCTTGTGGGCGGAGAAGATCGTCAAGGAAGTTACGAGGCTTTCAAAGACCTGATGAGTTCCACTCGCAGGAAAGACCGCCTTAAACTAAAGAGCCTGACGATTGTTGGTGCAGGAAAACGAGACGAGAACGCAACAGGTGTGCAGGGCATGAGCGCGTCCAAACTTCGTGCTGCTGCTGCCGCAAACGACTTCAAGACTTTCAAGAGCGGAATGCCCCGACAGGCTAATTCCTCTGATGTAAAGGATTTGTACCAAGACCTACAACGGGGTATGAAAACGATGATTAAAGAAGGCATTAACTACACAGATATTTACCGTGCCGCCGCAGAGCGACTGCTTGAGAGCGACAAGAAAAAGCGAAGAGCCGATACTCCTGGTCAAACAGGGGGATTCTCCAAGCACAATAAAATATTTCCCACGCCTCCATGTAAAATGGACGAAGACCTTTCGCGGTGGTTCAAAGAGAAGTGGGTGGACATTGGCGGCAAGAAAGACCCCAAGACAGGGGAATACCCCCCATGTGGTCGATCCGACACCTCCAAGGGTAAATACCCTAAATGCCGTCCTGCAAACAAAGTAAGCAGCAAGACTCCTGAGACGGTGGGAGAGATGACTCCCAAAGAGAGAAAACGCGCTGTAATTCAAAAAAGACGAGTTGAACCAGAAACACAACAAAGCGGAAAAGGAAACGCCCCCCGCATGACTAGCCACTTGAAATCGTCTAAATAAAGAAAAGGGAGACTCTACTATGGACGGAATCGGACACGATAGCGGAATCACATCGAAACTCAACACCTTGCTGCGGCTTGGTCTTGTTTCCAAGAACAACATTCGCCGTGCAGCGGTTCTGTTTCAGGATCCCGACAAGGCAATGAAGAATCCCGCATACCGTATGCTTATGCAGGAAATTCTTGTCGATGTGGTGGATCGTGTTCTGAATAACCGCAACCTGTACACCGCTCTCCGCACTAGTCTGTCCAAGGAATCAAACATCACCACCGAAAGTGTTGAAGGCGAACGCACAAAGACCCTGCTTCGTAGTGGTCTTGTAAAGAAGAAGGATGTAATCGTGGCTCGCCGCGCTCTGCAATCTCCTGAGACAGCCGTCAAGATGGGTGCATCCAAAGTGTATCGCGATCTTATGATCGACATGATGGACTCAATGGTAAAGAAGATTACAGGATCACCTGTTCTGTTCAACGCTTTCCGCAAGACTCTTGGTGGAGAAACCGTTGAGGAGTCATTCGAAACACCAAACACCGAAAGCATGGATGAGTTTGGTTTGGTTGAAGCCGCACAGGAACTAATGGAAAAGAACAAGCCAACAAATCCTGAACTGTGGTCACAAGCGAAGTCCAAGGCTCGTAGCAAGTTTGATGTGTACCCTTCTGCCTACGCCAACGGTTGGGCTGTTAAGTGGTACAACGAACAAGGCGGCGGTTGGAAAAGTGTGAGCGAAGGCAAAACCTTTTTTGATCTTCAGAGTGAACTCAACGAGTACATGACCACCATGAACCGCAAGAGTCCAAAGGAAAATGCTACTGCGCGAGAGAAGGCTCGTAAACTGCGCGATGAAATGGAATCCGAAAAGTTGCCAAAGCCAAAGCCAGTGAAAGAAGCCAGTGAGGTTACTGAAATCTATAGAATTACTCCTGCAAGAAGAGCCGCGTTGGACAAAATTAAGAGTAAAGCAACAAGTGATGCCAATCGTGTTACTGATGAAGATGATTATTCAAGTAAAGGACTTAGGGATTCTAAGATCGCACACGCAAGAATGAGAAGAGTTGACTTAATTAAAATGATGGGTAAACCATCAGACAAAAGAACCGCTGAAGAACATCCAGATTTGAAATACAACCCAAAAAATAGTACTTCAAATCAACTCAAGGATCGAGAATTAAAAGCCGATTTGAAACACGCGAGAAAAATAGAAAGACCTATCGTCAAGAAGAAAGTGAATGAAGCCAGTGAGGTCACTGCAAAACTTCAGGGTCTGAAAGCAGACTACGCGAAACACGCAGAAGAACTTCGCAAGCCTATTCCACCTGCTCGTGGATCAACGAATCCAATGGCTCGTATGGGAAAAGGTAAAAAGATGGAGTGGGCAAAGGATCGGCGCACCAAAGACACCAAGACAAGTCAACGCCGCCGCTCAGGTGATGCAGACTACCGTTCAACCACAACAACAGACTAAACCATGATCAAGAAAAGCGGAAGCAAATTCGTAGTCACTGATTCTACAGGTTCCAAGATTCTAGGAACCCACCCATCCAAAGAGAAGGCACAGAAGCAACTGGCTGCCATCGAAATTTCAAAGGCAAAGCACATGAAAGAAACCAAGCAATTCAAAGCGTTCCGCAACACACTCAACGAGAGCGAATACAAGGAAACCCTTACAGGCTATCCTAATCGTTCGCTTGATACTGATGTTGGCGCATTCAAGTTCAACGCACAGTTCATTGCCAACGCCAATGCCATGCTTAATGCTCTTTCAAAGTACTCGTACTTGAATACCACCGATGCACTGGTGAAGATTCGTGCACGGCTCAATGTGCTGCTGCTTGACTTTCCGTGGACACCACGCGTGTGGTCAGGATACGCACAGGTTCCACCTTCGGCACCAGGAGAAAACAATGCTGTGGTTGGTGTGTTTACTCTTCCGCTGACACGCTTTGGTCGTGTTGATGGATACGATGCACTGACTGGCGGCATTCGCTTTGATGGTCGCGCTGGCAGTCAAGACGGATTCCAAGAGTTCACGCTTACCGTTAAGGTTGAATTGGGCGATGATTCCATGTACCGTGTAACCGCTTTTGTTTCACCAAAGGAAGAGCCTGTGATGGCTGAAGAAGGCGTGGAAGTGAAGGAAGGCGCAGAGCAGATTGACGAGTTGAGCAAGGCGACCAAGGACGCGTATGTTGCCAAGCGTGGATCACAACTGTCGTCCATGAAGTACGGTTCCGACAAGAACTACAATTCGCTCACGGGCAAAAAGCAAGCCAATGCTGTGAAGGGCATCAAGACGGCTATGGGTGTCAAGGAAGAACTCGTTGGCGGTCAGAAGAAACTTGATGCAAACAAGAACAAGCGTCTCGATTCACAAGACTTCAAACTGCTTCGATCAAAGAAGTCTGTAAAGGAAGAACTTGTTGGCGGTCAGAAGAAACTTGATGCAAACAAGAACAAGCGGCTTGACTCGCAAGACTTCAAGATGCTTCGCTCCAAGAAGTCTGTAAAGGAAGATGTAACCACAGAATTCACCACAGGTCTTCCAATCATGGATCCTGCTCTTGGATCAAACATTGCTGATCAAAGCGGCAAGGGAACCAAGCGCATCAAGAAGGTTGTGGATGAAGCCGCAAAGACCCCAAAGAAGACTATGAAGAAGCGGACTACACTACCAGGTGGAGCAGAACAAAGTGCTAAAAGTCATGCAATTAAAGACAGACTAAACAAGTACGGTATGCGCTGGTAAGCGAATACTTTTATCATGGACATTAATATATTGACCAAAGACAACTTCTCTCTCTATGCAATGGGAAACTACACCAATCCTGATTGCATGGGGATGGATGAATTCTTGGAAGATATTTCAAAAATCAAATATGTAAAGCGGTTGCTGAAGCGGTATAACCGCTGCGGCACTTTGCGAACCATTCTTCTCCTGAACCATATCATGGTGCTTGGGAATGTGTTTGGTCGTGCGGCAGCGTCTCGTATGCTGTTTCACAAATTGGAAGCGGACATCTACCCTGCACTCAAAACCGTTCTCATGTATTTGGAATACATAGATGAGCGGATGATTTTTGACGGCATCGTAGTCTCGGACATCCCAATGGACGGCAAACTAGCACAGATTCTGAGGCAATTGTAATGGCAAACTCACCGCAACTTCCATTCTTTGCACACAACAGCACCGTTAAGGCGTGGTGCCATACGGCTGTGTCTGGTACTGCTATAACCTCGTTTACCACCAACAAGTGGGATAATTTAATTTTTGTAGACGGATACAACCTTCGTTTGGATCCGTCTAACTATGCTGGTGGTAGTTCAATAGATGGTAGAGCACTCAAGTTTTCTTTTATTACTCCCATGCAGGACACCAAATATAAAATTTTTATACAGCCTGGAGTTTCGCGACCTGCACCTACTACAGTATATGCTCATGCACTAAACTCAACTCAATTTCCAAAACTAACCACTTCATTTTGGATACGAGTGGGTATTAGTACTCTAACTGGTCCAAATGGTAATAGAGTTCTTGCCGTACCATTCACCACACTCCAGTTTACGACAAATCAAATAAGGGTGGTGGTACTATGACTTCTTCTCGTTCGGCAGCACAAATTACTTCTTCTACTACTACTGTTCCCACCTGTGATGCGTGGATCAATATGCAGTACGACACGGACAAGGCTCCCACGGTGAACGATGGTTACGGTATTTTGGGAACCCATCGAGTAAGTGCAGGACTGTACGGGATTTCATTTTCCAATCCCGAACAGTTTGGTAGTGGCTCGTATGTTTCGATTTGTACACCCGAAATAGGTTACGATACAGAATACAGACCGCAGACCATAGAACCCGTAGCATTAGGAGTTATTACCGCCACTGGCAAGTCCGCAGGAATACGAGTAGTAAACTTTGAATACAAGGATGGATTTCATCCAAGTGGCGGAACTGCCAGTATAGGAGACTCAAGCCCACAGTATGCAGTTCGTTCTAATGTGGCAGTGTTTTCGTTTGCAACCGAAAGTGATTTGCGTATTCCAGAAGTTGGAAATTGGATACAAGACAGCAAATTTACTGCCTCTACTCCTAGCGAAGTACCAGGTCCAATAGGAATACCCACTTCAGTAAAGATTGTCCAAAGCATTGCTGCCCCCAACAATTCCTCTTTCTTTTCACTGCCAGTTGCTGTTACTCCTGCTTGGTTCGCAGGAAAACCGTGGACATTTAGCATTTTTATAAAGGGAGAGTTGGGTGGAGAGCAGATATTCATTAGAAATGCCACCAATGTCAAAACAATGATCACACTTACCAATACTTGGAAACGATATTCTGTCACTAGTAATGCTCCAGTTAATGCACTTACTCTGGTACCAATACAAATTGGGCTACAAGACAACACAGTGAGTGGATTGGGATTCATATCCACATCCACTTCTGCCACATACTATGTTCAGGCAGCACAACTAGAACCAGGAAGTCTAATGACGGAGTTTGTTACTACTCCACCTGGAGCACAACCAACTACTTATACTGGTACTAAAGGCAACCAAGACGCACGCAAGCGGCTTGTGCCTGGTGCGAGAGGCTTTGGCACGGTGGGGAACACCTACTCGTCTTCTCTGTTTAATAAAGCAGACAAGCGCAAGGCAGTGGCATACGGAACAATTGTGATTCCACCAAACAAAGGTAACAGCAGCACGGTAAGCGCGTACATTGAAAACGGATTCAATGTGAAAGGCGTATCGGCAGGAGCAAACTCCTTGTTTGATGTTTCGTTTGTGACTCCCATGACATCGAACACCTACTGCACCATACTCACGGGTGAGTACGAGTCCAACACCGAAACTAATCTTACTGCGGCAACTCCTGAGTTCTCCCTGTTGCTGATTCGAGCAGGACTAAACAACAAGTACAAAACTACTTCAGGATTCCGTGTTGAATCACTAAAGCAAAACCCTGCGGACAACTCGTGGACACAGCAGGGTGTAATCTACCAAAGCGGACTCACCGAGCGCATTCACTTCATGGTGTTTGGTGAAATGCTGCAAGGGCAGTCGTTCTACTTGAGCAATCCTACAATTAATTCTTTGAGTTCTCCTAGTACATCAGCCGACTATGCAGTGTGGAGTGCAAACTGGATTGATATTGATTACGGAAAGGCTCACACTGGTGTTGGATATGATCTTCCTGGTAATTTTGATAACTATCCACTTGCCAATTCACAATCTGCTGTAGCGGCAGGAATACTTTCGGCGGCTCCGCTTGTTATTCCATACGAATCCAGTGCTATAGAAAATAGTTTGCATAAACATCTGGGTGGGTCTGTTGTGTCTGATCGCTTAAAGTGGAGAATAATTGACCGCCTTAAAAATGTTCCTCCATCCAGACGGTGTTTATATCCACGATTCTTGCCAAATCTTATTCCTGTCATGAACAAAGACGGAAACTACGAACGAGCATATCATGCTGTGCATCAGTATTGGGCAAACACTACGGACGGAGTAAATTACGGATTGGGATGGACAGGCTACGGTTCCACTGCGGCAGCAACTACTGCGGTATTTGGTAGAACCATGAGTCCAGACGCACGAACAATTGCTCACGAATATGTTACATACAATAAGTTTGGAGCAGCCTCATCATTTCCTGGTATTACTCTGTACACAGGAATCACTCTGCAATCTGCACTTGCTGTTGACGACACAGGAATCACAGCATGGGGAGGAGTAGCAGGATTTACTCTGCAATTCAACGACACCATACACTTTACCTCCACAGAACGATTATATGTTGCTGCGGAAGGTGCAACAGCATTTGCTGGACAGTTCAAGCGAATTCCTCTAGTAAGCGCGTCAACATTTACAAAAAGTATAGGAGCAGGTTTTACAGTAGAGAGTGCTTTTGTAATACCAGGAGCAACCTTACTAAGCGGAAGAAAAATGCCTTCTCTGTTCTGTGATGAACAAGCCGCTTATCTTAAAAGTGTAATGGTAGATTTAGTAAACGGTATTTCTGCTGGAGTAATTGGAGATCGTACCGTAGGAAATATTGTACCAACACCAATCAATTACATTATTGATGATGCCGAAAATTCAGACTATCATACTCTGTATTACTTCGGAGTGGGTGATGGCGTTCCACGAAAGAGATGGACTAGAGCATCAGGATACACTGGCTACGGTGGTACATTCGGATACAATAATCCTGCTGCCAATCCAAATGGATTCACCCTGTCATTCCTGTACGATGATCTTGGAGTTTCCGCAGGGTACACAGGACCAATCAATGCAGTGGATCCCGATCTTCTGAGAGCACTGGCAAACGATCCTCGAATGACCACTTATAAGTTCCATCCGTCAGGAATAACCACGGATGCTTCTCATACATTCAATTCTCGTTTCATGGAGATATACAACGGACTCTTATCAACTTTTGGAAAATATAAAGGTGTAGGATCAACCGTGGGATCTGTTTCTGAAGCAATAGAAATTGCGTATGTTGCTGGTGCTTGTTTCGGTGGAGGCGGAAAATACAAAGACTCACGGCTTTCTGCTTCTGCAACCAATTACTTGCCTACTTCATACCTTGGTGGAGATTTAGGACAACTAAATCCTGAAAATATCTCTCAAATTTATGTTCAAATGGCATGGGATGGCACAATGCGAGAACTAACTGAGAGTGGACACTACAGAAATCTAGTGTACAACACCCTACGCGATATGGGACTGAGTGCAGGAAATTACTATAGACAGCACAGTACTATAGGAGACATTCTGTTTAATTCAAGTGGAAACTCCGATCCAACTTACAGTCCTCCTCCTGGTCCTAAAGATCTTATTTGCCCAAACTTCTACGCGTATGTTGGTTCTAAAGCAGACAGTGCAGGGGCTAATCCTGGAAAGTTGGCAGCGTATTACCCCAACCCAACAAACTTTTTACAAAAATATTTCTTCAATGGAAATTCGTATGATGGTAACCGAACAGGCTACGACTACACTCCCGTTAATGATACTGTGCGATTCTATCACAAAACAGGATTGGCAGGAGTATCAAAGTACGATTACGGAGTAACACTCTCACTTGGTGAGGGACGCTCTGCCGCAGCCGCTTTCTCTGCTACAGATACAGGAATTACTGCATGGAAGGGCTTTAGATATTCTCCTACCGATATTCTATGGGTAGGTGGAAGAGGAATTACGATTGCATCGTATGTAACGGCAGGAAATCTTGGTGTTGGTGGAAAGGTGTATATTCGTCTACACGGACCTATTGGTGTTTCAGGAGTAGAAGGAGCCGCCATTGAGGTGGAAGAAGCCCGAAACAACATGGGCTTCTTGGGATTCATGATCGAAATGAGAACTATACGAAGTGCACAACGAGCGTCTCCTGATTTGTGGAAGAGATTTACTCCGTGGATAACCACTCCGTATTGGACAGATGGTGGATTTGCCGATGATCGTAGATATTGGTGGGAACTGAATTATCATCTTATACTAGCAGGAGCAGGTCCTCTTGCTGTATGGTGTGATTCCACCTACGCTGCACTTTCTCCTGATCCTAGAGGAAAATTGGACGGCGATGCTAAATTGGTTCATACTGCATTGAACAATTGGAGAATTATATCAGGTAATAGTAAATGCGGTCCTCCGCGTATCATAGACTATCCACAACTAAATGATCAAGTGATTGTTTCGGGTGCTCCATTGCTATCTGGCGCAAACGCAGGACTGTACGCATGGAGACTCACGGTTCGTCCTGGTCTTATTGGAGAAAGAATCGTGTTGGCTCAAAGTGCTCGCTCAGATATTCCACTCACCATCACGATAGACGATATTGCTACTGACTATCATGGTGTGGCTCCAAACGGAGTAAGAGGAGCATGGCTACTCACCAAGTCCGCAGTTCCACCTGTTTACACCATCGTATAAAGGAAACCATGTCTACAATCAAAAAATTCTCAAAGTTTATTTCCGAAGAAATTCCACCCCCAATGGCATCGCCACCACCAACAAATACCGCAGGAGGCGGCAGCATTGCAGGTTTGCCTCCTGATATGCCGCCTGGCAACCCAAGACTCAAATCAAATATTGCTCGTAGGAAGAAGATGAAGCCTAAATAAACAGTAGTGCAGTTGTGCTATAGAAAGGCAGATTGAAATGATTAGTACCGAATTGATTTCATTGGTTGGAGGAGCGGCTACAGGATTCTTGTTTCGTTACATGGCTCAGAAGAGTCAGGATCAAAAAGAAATCTTTGAGCGGCTTATTGCTGCCAACAAGCAGACCACAGAGAACCAAGACAAGGCAGCACAGCGTGTTCCTATGGATGTGGGTAGGGGCATTCGCCAACTCATTGTTCTTGCAGTGCTGTTTGCTACTATGCTGGCTCCGTTCATTCTGCCGTTCTTTGGTCTGCCCACATTCGTTGAAGTAGACGCTACCACACCCGAAGGGCTGTTTGGACTTATTCCGCAATCAACCCGCAAGTATTTTGTTGAGATCAACGGATTCTTGTTTGCGTCTGAAACTCGTCAAATCTTGGTGAGCATTGTAGGCTTCTACTTTGGTTCAGCCGCTGCTTCAAACAAGTCTTAAAGGAGAAGCCATGTCTAAACTAAACTATATTCTTTGTTTGCTCTTCCTTGCGGGATGCAACACCTCCCCCATTATTATTCCTGATACCACATCAGACAGTCCTGTCATGCTGAAACTCAAGCACGACATCCTGAGCGGCGACAAGATTGTCGGCAATTGGGGATGGATACTGTGGTATCTTCCCATTGTGTTCTTGGTTGTGGCGTGGGCGTGGAAGGAATTCTTTGGTCGCAAGCGAGACAACGCTGCCCCCAAAACTCCAAAGGCTGCTCCCGTATCAACTCCCAACACCGTAGACCTGCCGACTCCTTAATCGGTTTCGCAGCGTAATTCTTCGGGAAGCGATTCAAACATTCGCTTGCAGATGTAGTACGAGTCAACAATATCCGAAACAGGACTCACTGAGTCTGCTCGTTTTGGTGTCAGCACCGACTTTAGATTAACTCCTGTTTCATGCGAGAACGCCGCGTACATGGCGTTCTTGTCTGCATTGCCCTTGCCTGTGGCGAACTTCTTTATTTCGGTGGGAGGAATCACCGTAACAGGAATGCTTAACAGGTACAGTTTATATTTTAAGATGCCTGTGTTCTCGGCAATCTGAAACACCCTGCCACTAGCGGAGTACGCGTAGCCTTCAAGAGCCACATGGGAGCAGCCCATTACAATGTCCACAGCCCAATCTGCAATGCTTTCGTAGCGGTGTTCGTCTGAGTTCCAATCACTCAGCCGCTCACCAAACACATTCATGCAACGAATTTCCGATTGCCGCTTGTTCTCAGTAAGGAAAAAAAATGAGCATCCACTGTATGAAAATTTCCCCGTGGCGTTCGACTTGAACAGGCACACGGCTGGTCCACACAATGAGTAATCTATTCCCGCTAGTATCATGTAAGTATTTATGGTGCAATACTAGAAACCTACTGCGCGAGCCAGTAAAACACCAACTAAAAAACTGCAAGCACCAAGAAGCACACGCTGAATTTGGGTGAGTTTCATTTGCCCTTCTGTTCTGCGATCCAATCGCTTACGAGATCCAAACGAGTTGCGGAATTTTCGTACAAGTGACCGTTGAATATAGTAAATGAAGACACAATCCCTACAAGTACTCCGTTGGCATCTATGACTGCACCACCTGAGTCACCAAACCAAACGGTGCCCTCAAAGGGAATAAACTTAAAGTATGTGGGGTCTTCCACCACCGTTCCAAAGTAGTGGAATGTGTTGGGATTGCTTCTACGCTTAATGCCCCCACCAAATCCTATAACGGTGAGTGGTTCGGTACGAGTGAAATAATGGGGTGCTGTCACCACCCGAAGGGGTTGAACACCGCACGGTTCCTCTAGCCACGCCACTGCCACATCGTACAGCATGGTGTCACCAATTTTATAAAACGGATGGGTGGTGTGTTTAATTATTCTGTAGCAGTGGTTGCCAGTGGAGAACCACGCTGCCCCCGTATCGTCTAGGCAGTGTCCTGCTGTAAGGATTTCATCGGGAGCAATGAGAACGGCACTACCTATTACCTCCCCGTTCTCGCCCTCTAGATGCCCCACAGCGGCTTCCTCGTCTGCCGCCAACGGCGAGAAACCCCTCATGAAGAACTGAGTCTCCACAGGGGCTTCTGCCATTGGATCGACTGCCCCGCTCTTCGGCGGCTCCACGCTCTTCGGCGCAGCGGCAGTTATATCTTGAACACAGGCTTGCAGCAAGACGAGTGCTAGAGCCATCAGAAGAGATTGGACTACGCGCCTCTTCATACTATTATTTAGAAGAGGCTGTCGAGTAAAAATGTCTAGATTTTTTAATTAGTCAAATCTACTACTTCACACGAGCCAGCACTACACGCAAAGGTTTGTGTGCCCTTGGTAGTGTCTTCCTTCTCGTACTTCGTCAACTCGCTCCAGTCAATAGACAGGGGCAGTTTTGCTGCTGCTGCTTCGTACTCTTCTTTTGTACAGTCCTGATACGGAGCCTGAACATAGGAGTGATCGGAGTGGGGCAAGAAACTCACACCTGACACTTCATCAAAGTGATCGTACACCCACGCACCCACCGCCATCCACTCGTACTCCTTGACAGTCACGGTGATGGACGGCTTGTGTTCACAGAAGTGCCGCTGATAGGTGAGCCACAACTCTAGATGAGCAATAGCAGTCAAGTCTGTGCGCGTGACAGATCCCACTGCCTTCTGCGGAAACGAGAACACCATTGTGTGATCAGGGCGCATGGCACACGGTTCAGCAGGGAATCCCTTGTCAATCATAAACTGACACATGGGATCCTTGCGATCTGCACGAACAGTACGAATGTAGTACTCGTTGTGACGAGCGTGAATACCGCTTGCGGAATCAGTTAACTGAGACACCGTTCCACTAGGCTTCACGCAAGTAATCGCAGCAGCAGGATTAATACCAATCTTCTTTGCCCACTCCTTGTTCGTTTCAACAGCAGTGGCACGAAGACCAGCAAGCAGTCTTTCCAATTCAGCACCCTGATCACGCATGAGTTTGTTGTCAAGAATGCCTGTGAGTGAAACACCAAGCAAGCACTCTTCTTCGCAGTTCTTCTTCCACTCACTTGACAGGTACGGGAAATTCGTGAGCGAGGCTTGCCATGTGCCAAGAATGGTGGCAAGACGAATCTTGCGCTTTAGAGTTTCGGGGGTATCGTCTGCACGAACAATGACTTCGCTCAGATTGCAGAACTCCTTGTCACGCAGAATAATCTCGGAGCAGGGGTTCGTACCAAACTCGTAAGTGGCATCACGGCGATCACCAAGTTTCTCCACAGTTTTCTGTGCAGCCTGACGATTAAAGATGCCCCGTTCTCCGCTCTTGGACTTGTAGAGTGACAGCCACTCTTCCATGAACACGCCAATCTCTGGCTTCTCTTTGTATGAAACCGAATTGTTTGCTAACGCTCGCTGTGGGTTTTCCAACCACCACTGCCCCACTTTAGCATCACGCATTCGCTCATCGGTGAGGTTCGAGAGAGAGATAAGAGCAGATCTACGCACTCCGCCGACCACGACAATTTCCGCAATCTTACAGATAATGTCGTGGCATTCGATAGATGTGAGTTTTCTGCCAGCACTCTTCTTAAAAGTACTGACGGTAAATCGGAAGAGGTCTTCCAGTGGTTGCGGTCCACTTGCGCGTCCACCGAAAGTTTTGAGACGCGCACCAAGAGGACGAATTTTAGAGGTGTCCCATCGGGGGATTTGACCTCCAATAAGTAGGGACACCAACTCGCGGTAGGCTTTTGCCCAACCTTCTTTGGAGTCTTTGACCACAATGAGCGTATCGCTTTGTGTAAACTCTTCAGCAATTGTAGGAAGTTTTTCAACATACTGCCTTTCTACACTAAAGCCAACTCCTGTGCCACACATGAGAACATACAGAATCTCATCAAAGGCACGAACCTTGTTTACGGCAACATACGAGCAGTTGTATCCTGCCGTGTTGTCACGCTTCAGTGCTTCTCCTGCGGTCATTAGTGAACGCATAGAAGGCATTACTTCTAAATTTAAAACTGCATCACGCAACTCATCGCGTATAGTCTTATTTAGTTTTACACCCTTTTCCGCAAAGTGTTCATCAAAGAAGCGGAAATAGCGGTCAACTGTTTCCTCCCATGACTCACGCCGTCCTTCGGTGTCAAGCCAACGAGAATAGCGTGAAAGGTGAATGAAAGATTGGTACAGCGTGGGAAGTGATTTCATAGCGAACTCCTGTGTTGATTAGGTAGAGTATGTAGAGCAAATCATAACAAAAAGAGGGGCTTTCGCCCCTCTAAAGTATTCGGATGATTATTTGGTTTAGCCTCTGCCACCAGTGATAACTTGGTATGCAACGCTTGCCAAAATTGTTCCTGTAGAACTATTTGAACGCAAGGATAAAGTTCCAGTACCTACAACGGATCCCTTCATACCAATATGAATATACTCTCCATTGTTGATTTTTAATTCAATAGGAGTAGCAAACGCATTTGTTCCTGTAATCACAGAAAAAGGATTTGCTGATGTGCTTGTAGTTTCTATTTGAACTGTAATGTTAGCATTCGTTGTTGTTACGAAAAATCTTTCACGCTTGTTTATGTTACCCATGAGAACATACCCCATCGTACCGTAATTGCCTACGCCTCTGCTCAAAGCCCCAAGAGTACTGGTCAGCCTCGGAGTAAGAATAGAGGAGTGAAAACCTACCTTTGATGGAAACATTAGAAATTCAGACCTCCAACAAATCCAAGCCAAGTAGTTCCACCATCATATGTCAGGAAGTTAAGAATATCTGTTTTGTTTGCAGTGTTTGTTAGCGTTGGTGCAGATCCGCCAGACCACTTCACAGTTTTGGTTACTCCCGCTAGTTGCACAGAGAATGTTCCCGTAGTAAGTCCGTAAGGAGTTGCACCGTGAAGGAATATTAGAGTTGCGGATGTGCATTGTGTTGAGGCGGTGTTTATATTAGTAAAATTAACGGTGTTGACCACTGCACTAGGAACAAACTTCTGTGTGTTTCCTGAAGCAGCATTGAATGTTATGGTGTTTGTTGCCTGTGAAGCCGTGGCACCCCGTTCGGAGTACCCACCATTCATATCAAGACGACCATTGAAATCTCCACTACTAAAATTAGTAAGAGAAGAATTATTACCGTCCAAGGATCCAACAGCAGCATCATATAATAGGGCATATCCGCTGCCCACATTGTTAGGATCACCAATTCCGACAACCCCATTTGGATTTGAAATTAATAGACTAGATGTAGCATCTCTTATAAACACAAAAGTAGAGTTGCCAGCACCATCGTAGTCACCAAAAGCAACTCTACCACTTGCTACATTAGCAATATTTATTTGATTTCCTATGGCTTGTATATTATCAGTATACAATGTACTTTGGGCTGTCACATTACCTGAGAATGTTGCACCAGCAGCACAAACACCAGCAGACACATTCAGCGTTCCCGTAACCGTAGCCAAGCCACCGCTTGGACGCAGTGTGTAGTTACCACCGCTGCTCACATCCATGTTCACCCAGTTGGACGCAGCCCCCGTGTTATCGTTGTAGATTAACTGCAAGCCCTTGCCAGTGGGGCTGTTTACTTCAAGGGCGTAGTCTGCACACAGACCGTTGTATGCGCGGTTTATGCCCACGAATCCTGCGGTAGTACCACTATTATCACCAAAAGTAAAGAAGCGTGTTGAACCGTCAAGTGTGAACTTTTGACCGTGTAGTGTAACAGTACCAGTAGCATCACCAATCTGCACTGTCCCTGGACAGTTCAGGTTCATTTGAGAGGCTGTAGTAGCACCAATAGTGAATGCTGTACTAGAGAATAATGCAAAAGCATTGGCTGTGTTGTCTACTCCGTTGTAAATAGTAAATGTACCAGCACTACCTTCAAGATATGTGTTGCTTGCAGTAGTACCCGATCTGCCTAGACGAATTCCACCAACTCTGCAAGCAACACATATCTTG